GAATCCTCGTGGTCAGGTGTCTCAATCAAGCGAGCTATTTTCACAAGGCATAAACACAAAGCGACCTGTGAAGGTGTTATCTCAGTTTCAAGATACACGCTCCACAGGTCGGCGATGCGTTTGTGATTTACATACGGTGATCCATAGTTTTTTTGACGATCAGTATGTGTGAGGCGTTTTGCCTCATCTAAAATTTCCCCCCGGTTCATTTTTTACTTGCTTCCTCTGCCAAATTCTGTTGACTTGGAATCAAGCGCCTTCAAAACAGGCCCGGCAACTGCTGCCAATCCTGCTGCAAGGTAATTCTTCAAAGGTTGATTTGGGTCTGCAAGATATAAAGCTGCAACGGCTGCTGCTGCTGCACGAAGATATGTCTTTGCAATTGCTTCAAGTTTTACTTTGTCAAGCATCATTACTCCTTAAAGGTAGGCTTGCCGAATCCAACGATGAACACGGGCAAGGATGTCTTTAGTTTCCCACGATTGTTCTTCTTATAGGCGCGAACCTTACGGCAAACTTGACCGCCATTGCGCTGATCGCCCTTTTTATCAGGTGCCGTGTTGCCCTCAATTGTCACGACAGTTCCATCATCTCTAACCTGCAAGACGATGCCTACATGAGAGATTCGGTTGACATTATCTCCTGGAAAATCAAAGAAGGCGATGTCACCTGGCAGGGGCGTGGCAACCTCGGCATCTTCCCACTTGCCCTTTGCTTGAAAAGCCTGCGCCCCTGACGGGGTAAATGTGCAGTTGGGGATTGATGTCACTTTTGCTTTTTTTGCCACCCAATTAACGAAGGCTCCGCACCATGCTTGATTTGCCTTTTGATAGTGAGTTTGATTTTCCGCAGGGCCTTCAATGAAGCCTTCTTCGCCTCGTGCCACATCAAGAAACTTATTGAGTTGAGTTGACATTGTTCTCCCCTTGTTTTGGTTTTGATTTGAGTCCATTTGCAGAGACTATCCCTGCCAAAGTTCCTGTGAGAAAGACCGTCAATGTTGCAACTAGGTCAATGAAGGCTGCATCATTGGGTGCTTGCTTCATCGGTTGGGTTACAAATACCAACGCCCAAAGGAGCGCAAATACTGATCCTGCAAAGACGATTGCAAGCATGATTCCTATGCTGACAACAAGTCGAGCGTGTAATTCTTCAGGCGTGTATCGCTCACGGCGTTTCATCAAATATCTCCGGAAGTAGGTCAGAGGTGCAGGTTCCTGTGATGTCGCATTGCGGTTTGTTGCATTCAGGTTTTTCCCAATTTTCAAACTCTTGGCAAGGATAGCGAACCCAACCTTGATAACTGCAACCGCTAAGAGTTATTGCGAGCAAGAAGGATGCGATAAATCTCTTCAACCTGTCGCTCCAATCGTGCAACTGAATCCTTCATGCTTGAACCACCATTTGGCTTCAATTCATTCAGGTAATGCTTGACAAGCCATCGAGTCACGGCAAGGAATGCTCCACCGATTGTCAAAAGAGAAACTGTGAGTGCTGCCCAATCTTGAACTGTCATTTGCCAATAGCCATCACTTGCATCGTCACGGTTCCTGAAGCTGTAATTGCCCAAATTCCGTTTGCCTTATTCTCAATGCTGAGTTTGTCGCCGTTGTCCATGCGGTATCCCGTGGATGTTGTCACATCGCTGTTGCCGATAAAGCATTGACCGCTTGAACTGTGGAGATAGACCATCTCTGCTTCGGCGGTTGCATCAACAAGTGCTGTTGGCGATGTTGTCACGGTGACTTGACGGGTTGAGATTCCCATTGTTACTCCTTGATTGTTCGGGGAAGAGTTAGCCTAGAAGAGCTGAAACTTCATCGGCGGTGAGACCGAGAGTTGCAAGTTTTGCCTGGGCAGAGGCTTTGGCTGCTGCCTTTGCCGTTGCCACTTCTTCTGCTGCTAGGGCATCGGCTGCTGCCTGTGCTGCTGCCGCTTCATTGGCTGCGATTTCATCGGCTGTCAATGGGCGCTCGATGACCTCGCCTGTTTCGCAGTTGATTTCGATTGCTGTTGGTGTTGTCATTGTTGCTCCTTATGAGTTTTTTATGCCGTATAGATAGAAAGATGAACCTGAAACAAAATTGGCAGCGTTTAATGTAGTCATAACAATTTGATTTACGGCTGCTGTATTTCTCCACAAAGATGCAGTAACATTCATAAAAGCAGTGGTCGCATTAGTTTCCATTACCGAATGCACTGATATTGGTTTATTTTGTGAAACAGCATAAGAAGGTAAATAGATAGAAGTTGAACCAAAAGTGTTTGATGTTGATCCCCCGCCACTAAAATAACCTAAAAAAGTTGGACTTTGATTGCTATTCGCGGTTGAAGCTGCATTGGCACCATCACCATAGAGTCTTGTCATAGAATAATTAGTGGAGGTATCTGTATTTAATTGCAATTTTATTTGATCATTTGCGCCCGCGTAATCACTTCTTGCAGAAATTGAAAGCACTAAATCAGTATAAGTGCTAGGAATAGCCGAAAAGGTAACAGATGCAGCAGTAGTGCTAAGGACATTAGATGAGATGAGTGTGTAGGTACTAGGCATTTTTTATCCCATACAGAGTCGCGGTTGTGCCAACATTAAAAGTAGATGAACCACTAATAAGGTCAATCTGTGTAATTGCTGAAGTGCTACGCCATAGGGCAACATCGCGCTCAACTTGACCTGAGCCATTACTGTCTGTTGAACCCGTTAGTAAAGCTGTCTTAAATGTAGAACCAGTGTATGAAAACATATCGATAGTACAAAGCCCTGGCACTCCAGATGCCAAACCATTATAGATAGTTGTGTAAATTAAAGTTTGAGATGTTCCTCTTGTTGATTGTGCGCTTGATCCATCACCCATCAAAGCCGTTTGTGAATAGTTGCTTCCTGTATCTGCATTAAATCTGAAGCGTGGATTTACTGCTGCGTTACCTGCAAATACAAATACTAATCTTAAATCTGTATAAGTAGCAGGGATACTAGAAAAGGTAATAGTTGCTGCTGCTGTGCCTAAAGTCGTGGTAGCGATTGGCTCGTATGTTGCTGGCATTTACGCTCCCTTGATTCCGTATAGTGAAAAGACTGAACCTGAAGTGTAGTTAGCGCCACTTACAAAAAGCGTTAAACTGCTAACAGCAGAAGTGCTTAGATACAAACCTGATCTTAAATTTATATTACCTGATCCATTGCGATCACGCCCAGCAAAAATTCTTGCTGTTTTATTTTTAGTAGTTGAAGCATAATCAATAATATCAATGATTCCAACAGTAAAAATACTTGTAGTATCATTTGCAGTTGCTACTGCAATACCAGAAACTACTCCCGAACCATTACCGCCAGCACTTACGCTTGATCCATTTGCATCTAACTGATGTTCTGTATATGAAGAAGTAGAACTGTCTCCATTAAATTGTAAACGCATAGCTGCGTTATCAGTTTGATTTACTAGAAATCTTACTTGTAGATGTTTGTAAGTCGAAGGAATACTAGAAAAGGTTATAGTATTTGCTGCGCTAGGCGTAACAGTAGCAATGGACTCGAAAGCAGGCTCGGCTGCCGCTGCAAAAGAGCGGTATCCATACGCTGATCCATTAGCGAGTGTTTGAATAATCGGTGACATTATGCAAACTTCGTCTGTGTCTCAAGAACTGTGTAGGTCGGTGTCGCTGCTGTCTTGATGATTGTGAACACATAGGCATCAATTGAAGAAGCATTTCCTGCCGAAATCGCTGCTGGCACCTTTGGCGTTACTGCGCTTCCATCAATTTGAATGACATTGGGATAATAGGCGGTTGATCCGTTGGTGTTAAGCCATACAAGGGTGATCGCATCGCCTACGGCTAAGACTGAGCTGAGAGTTGCTCCGCTTGAATAGCGAAAGTTCAGCGTGTGGTTGGCGCTGGCATTTGATGTGTAATACCACACCGATGCAGTTGAAACATCAAAGTTGATTGTTCCTGTCGCTGCCGATGCCACCACATTGACATCTTCTTCAAATCCTTTGACAATCAAATCTGATTGTGAAGTTGCAATAGAAAGTGTGACGGTTCCTGATGTTCCACCACCTGACAAGCCTGTGCCGGCGGTTACGCCTTCAATGTCACCTGATGCCGGGGTTGCAAACTGAAAGAATATCGCTGCGCTTGCACTTGTAAAGCGAAGAACGCCACCTTGATTTTGAGCAAGAACAAGTGATCCTGAAGTTGTAACAGTTGCTGTTCCTGCGGTAATGGTGCAAGCACCTGCGCCAAGATTGATGATTGTTACGATGTCGCCTTCTGCAAACAAACCTGAATTCACGGTGATTGTTGTTGCACCTGCATTGCTCATTGTGATTGCATCACCTGCATCGGCTGCAACAAGCACATAAGAAGCAACCTTTGCACTCGCAGCTCCACCCAACATCGCAGTCTGTTGCAGCGATGTCATTTGTGCTGCGGTCAAAACTTGACCTGTTGTGAATGTCTGTTTTGCCATTGTTGCTCCTTAATCAGTAGGAAAGCACAGAGTTTGCGCCATCCAATATGCCTTGTGTTGTTGAATCTAAAATGAACGCCTGAATTATAGGCTCAGCCGTGAAAAATTTTGTTCCCCAAGTGTTGGTCGTAATGTCATGCTGAACGCCTTGTATGAATAGTTCAAGGGTGACACTTCCTGCCCCTGGAGTTGACTTAGTAATGTCAACCAAGTCAAAGATGTCTAATTCCAACCCTGCCTGGATTCGAGCCGTCTCTGCATCATCTGCCAAATTCAGCCCAATGGAGTCAATGCGGAAAATGGCATCTTTGCGTGATTGAAGGATCATCGTTGCTTGGTCTAAAGACTCAGCATCGGTTTCAATGAGTAATCCTTCACGCTTTCCTGAGTGGATGAAATAGGTCTCAATGCTGCTTGTATCCTGCACAGTTTGAGCGATACCACCCACACGGTTGACGGTCACATCGTTAAAGATAAGGGTGTCGTCATAGGCAAAATCAATGGTTTGATATGAAATGCCTGTGCCATCATCTGCAAAATCTGTTGCCGTCTGATCTGCCTTTTGAGCTAGGGTGTCGCGTGAAAGGAATGTGGCGTTGCCTTCAGGGTCAATATAGAAACCGCCGAATTCGCTGTTTTCAATTGTCTGCAAGGCATTGAGTAGGTCACGCTCAGTTCCTGGGTCTGCCTGAACGGTGCTGTCACCTGTATCAATCACGCGCATAGAAGTTGGAAAGGCAGGAACATCAAGCAGGTTATTCATGCGCTCACCTGTTGTCTGCCCTGCCGAAGTTCCTGCAACTGTTGAAATTGAAACATTAGAAAACAGGCGGAAAGCATCCACGCATTGCAAGGTCACACTTGAGACTGATTCAACACCGACTTGAAAGTTTGTGTCATAGCTCGTGATGTAGCCTGAATAAAGGTAATAGCGTACTGAATTGTAATCTGCCCAAATGCGGATTTTGCGAAGTGGAACGAGTTTGCCATAGTAGGGCGATGAGGTATTTGTTGGTACCCAATCGCCGTTTGTATCTTCAAGAGTAACAGTTGCACTTCCTGCTTCAAACTTGTTCAGGATTCTGTTTCTGCCTCTGCGAATTGAAGCGCGTAGGGTAATGTCAGAAACATCAACAACATCTGATGCCGTATCTGCCAGGATGCCCACGCCAAGCGGCGTTGAAGTGTCTCCCAAAATGAGAGGATTGCCGAAGGCAGGGCCGTTGGCAAAGTCAACTGCAACGCCAAGTGTAGGCATAGCCATTATAGCGCCACCGCAGATTTCACAATTGTTTGACCGTTATTTTGCCCTTGAAGCAATCCGTTTCGAATGGATGCAACTAGGTCATTTTCAGATGTAACGCTTCCTTGAACTGTTACATTCACAACAACATCGCGTGATCCAACTGCACCTGATGAGAATAAACTTCCACCTTCTGCCGTTCTGAATGAACCTGCATTAAATGGTTGGGTCACAATTCCTTGTGAAATAGTAGCATTTCTTGCAACACTATCTTCTAAGGTTTGAAATACAGGTGCAACATTGTCTATGAGTTTCAGGAATTCTTTGCCATTTTCACCTATAACTGAAACTCTTTCTTGTATTGCAGGAATGTTTGACAATACATTTGAACCACCACCGCCACCGCCGGCTCCACCGCCACCGCCTGGTGTTGGCGTTGTTGGCATTGTTGGTGCAAGTTTGACACCTAACGCTGCATTGTAGGCATTCAAAGCTGCAAGGGCATCACGCCAAGATTGTGCTGCCTGATTGCCAGGTGTTGGCCACAAATCCGATGGAGTTACACCCTCGGAAATCTTCTTTGCGTAGTCTGCAACTTCTTTGTTAGTCAGGCCCCACTTATCCATCAAAGCATTGACTTCGCTCTGATCTAGTTTGCCATCGTTGATGTATTTGAAAAAGTCAAGATACATCTCTGCTTGTTGCTTGGTGATTCCCCATTGCTTTGCAAGAAGGTCAATTTCTTCTGTTGAAAGTTTTGCATCATTGACTGCAAAGACGGCGGTTGTGTAAGCAACAACGGCTTCTGCGCTGATTCCCCATTTGCCAGCAAGAAGGATGACTTCTTGATCAGAAATAACTTGATCGGCAACGACTCCAAGCAAATCAACATATCGCTCAACTGCTTGATTCGCCTTCATTTGAGCATTCATGTTTTCAATGATTGCTGCAAGTCGGCGTTGCTCTTCTAGGTTGTTTTGTTTCAAAAGATTCAGGCGTGCTGCTTCAAGCTGAATTGGGTCTTTTTCAGTTGTCGGAACGACACCCAATTTTGCTAAAGCCGCAAGAGTTGCCTTTGATTTTGCAAGCAATTTATCTGCTGCAATTTGCTCTTTTGTCTTTCTGATTCCATTTCCTAAGTCAACATTGAGACCTTTGAGATTTTTGAGGAATCCTTCTGTCTTATCGTTTAACCCATCAAATGAGAATTCTAAATCTTCGCCGCTTTGCTCGAGACCATCCATCGAATTGTTTGCGGTTTTGACTGCTAAATAAAGTCCGCCAAGTGTTGCGGCAAAGGCTGCAACTCCGGCTGCTGCTGCTGCGACTGAAAGACCGCCTGTTGCTGCTGCCTGCGCACCTGCCGCGCCAATCGCCACTCCTCTGAGTGTCCTATATGCCGCAATGAGTCCTTGTATTGCCGTGACGAATGCGATCACTTTACCTGCAACAAATGTTGCGGCTAAAACTGCACCAAGTGTGATGAATACATTCTTATGCTTTGCGACAAATTGGAAAACTTTGAAAATTACATAACCAAAACCAACAACAGCTTTGATTGCTGTTTGGAAGGCTGCAACAAGTTTATTGCCATTCTCATCAAGGAATTGCTGAACGGCTGGAATGACTTTTGTTGTTAAAGTTGTGAATAATTGTTCAAGGGTAGGCAGAAGGGCTGCGCCTAGTGTTTCCTTTGCTTCATCCAAAGCAATGGTCAGGCGAGTCATTCTGAATTCAAAAGTATTTGCTCGCGCTGCTGCTGCTCCTGCAAATGTTTTTGCTGTTACCTGCAAGACGGCATTGAGGTCTTTAGATTTCGCCATTGCATCTGTAATTGGAACGCCCAAATTACGGAGAGCCTTATAGTTGCCTTGCAATGCCTTTGTGACGGCACTTGTTGCTGATCCTAAATCAACGCTGCCACCGGCTGAAACATCAAGTGCAAGACCAAGAAGTTTTTGTGCATCCGTAATTGAGCCGGTTACGCTGGCGAGTTTTCCTAGAGCCGGACGAAGTTCATCATCAACTACACCAAAAGTTCTCTGCATCTGATCGATGTAGGCTTCTGTGGCTGCAATCGCTGCATCGGTTGCCCCTGTTGTATTACGCAAAGAGTTGGCAAGAAGTGCCTGTGATTTTTCATCTGCAATTGCAGCTTTGACGGAATCAATTCCAAGTTTAACCGCAAAAGCACCAACTGCTACGGCTGCAACTGCAAATGCTTTTGCAATCTTCTTTCCTGCATTAGCAAATTTGTTCTCAAGACCTTTGAGGTCTTTGACGGCTTGCTTGGAACCTTTGTCATTATAGACGGTGATAATCCGCTCAACAATTGCCATGATTTACACCTCTCT